CTTTGCCACCGGGGTTCATCAGGTCCACGCGGATCGATCATAACATTACCCTGTAAGTGGTTATGATTGCGACCAAAAACATGGCCCCTAGGGCGTGGCCCTTGGCCTCGTGCAACGCTTCTCCCCGGGCCATACCCATGTAACCGTAGGCCACGGCATAGCGCTGTAATGCCGCCGTAATGACCAGACCGATAGCGGCCAGGGCGAAGGTCATAGGCAATCCTCGAACTTCGGCTGCCGAATGATGACCGGATAATAACCCGGCACCTTCCGGTCGTACCGGAGCACCGTGAAATCATGGCCAAGCGAGCCCAGCATCGCGCACAGGGTGACGACCTGCAGGTGATCCCCGACGATCAGCACTTTGTCGACGGTATGGTCGAAGTCCAAGGCGGCTTGCTTGAGGCGGTGATGAACGTAGGGCGGCAGGCCGCCGTCGTTGCGAATCTCGTCACCATACACGTACCGGTCGGTAATGAAGGTGATAGTTCCGAAGACGGCGGCCGACGAGATGTCGTCCTTCGTGGGGTGAACGACCCAGACCCGTGCTTCACCCATCGGACTGAAGCTGGTCGGCCCGGCGCAGGATCTGCGACAAGCGCTGCTTTGAGATGCCGTGCTGGCGCGCCACCTCGGCCTGCGGGATGTTGCGCTCGCGCACGTCGGAGACCATCTTCTGGTTCCGCTCGGTCTTGGGCTCAGGGGCCGGCTGCTTGATCTTGGACATGGGCTCTCTCCGGTTACAAACTTCTGATCTCTGCATACTGCGGCACGGGGTGAAGGTCTCGTAGCCGCAGTAGTAACATTTCGCCATGGCTTTACCTCACGGCCACACAATGGACTCGCCGCGCTTGACCTTGGCCCGGAGCCTGTTGCCGACGTTCATGCGCTTCTGACCCGAGTTGAGCATCATGTAACGCGCATCCCAGGCATCGTTGCACTCGGCCAGCTTCCGGAGCCTTCCCAAATCAAGGGTCTCTCCGTCCGGGTATAGGTAATCTTTGAGCTTGCGGGCGAAGTCGTCGCCGCACGTGTTACGGTTCGGGCGATACATGACCCGATACTTGCGCTTGACGATCGACTTGCCCTCGGACGGCTCGTCTTCGTCTTCGTCTTCCTCGTCGGTAAGCCTGATCTCGTCGCCGGCCTCGTAATCAGGCTCGTCTTCCGGCTCGAGCGCCTTCGGCTCCTGATACGGGGTATCGAGGTCTTCGCCCTCGAGTTCCTCAGAAGCTACTTCCCAGGCCGCGGCCAAGGTCTCCTGACCCTCGACGACGGGCTCACCGTCGTGCCAGATCGACCAGGTAAGGTCGGCAGCCTGCACGGGCTTCACGCCCGGGAACTCGGCGCGTAGGGTGATCAGGACCTTGAGGTCCTCGACTCCCTGCGGGGCGCGGGTGGCCTGAATTTGCAGGCCGTTCCCGTCCGAGATGGTGTAGGCTGCGTCGCCAGCGGTGCCCCAGATGTTGAACCCGAGCGCGGCGGCCTTCTTGACGGTGGCGTGGTGAATGATCCCGACCATGGTGGTATCTCCTATCTGTGGCTACGGGAACCTCGTGTCCCGCGTTGCGTCTACAGGAAACACTTTAACATAGTCGGGATGGTTTGTCAAGTGACCTTGAATAGCTCTGACTAGCTAATCGTGAGGCGCCTCCTCTGAGCCCACTCGTAGAGCCGTCCTATTATATATCTCAGGGCCATTTCCTCTGCGAACATGAACACACCAGGAATCGAGGACTGTATACGAACCGTCTTGAGGATCAGATTGGCGATCTCATTATCGATCAGCGACTGATCATACGAGAAGGTGTAACTCTGTGGCTCTTCGACGACCTTCTGGCCCGTAAGTACGGGCTTCGGCCTCTTGAATAAGAACTGATTGAAAGAGTCGTTGGTAATTACGGCGGCCAGTTCCCAGCCCTCGTCGCCGTAATTGTTAAGCTGGGTCTCCAGGTAAGGGTCCTGGGGCTTGGATGCTACGGCATATTCCCATTTCATGGTTTTACTCTCTGGCTAGCAGGAGCTAGCTTCTGTTCGAGTTGCTCGATCTCCAGGGCCAGGTCGAATAACACTTCGGCGTAGTCCGACCCGAGAGAATAACTAGATAACATGGCGTCGATGACCTGTAACAGGCGCTGGGAGACAGGTAACGGGGGCGGCGGAGGTAATTCCGGCTCATGAATTACAGGCTCCGGCTCGTAATGATGAGCTTCCCCGTTTGTTAATTCTTCTCGCGGTATCCCATTTAGCGTCGGGAGGATCCCCGTAATCTTGGGAGACGCGTAACCGTGACCAGGACGACGGACGTTCCTGGGCGCCCTGGGGGGCGGCTTGAATCTGAGACCATCGACGGGCCCCGCCGTGCGGTAAACTGTACTGGCCGAGGGAACTCCGGCCTTGTTGAGGGCCATCTTTCGCCCGACGGCGACTACTGCGCCGGACTTGCGTAGGGACGACAGGGCCGCGCTGACCTTGAAGGGATCCAAGTTATATTGCTCGGATATTTCCTTCGAGGTGTACACGTTGTCCGTTATCTCGAGCACGGTCTCGTAGATGATCTGGACGACACTCTTTCGTCTCGTGGGGACCTGTAACATTGGGATCTCCTATCTAGGCGGCAATTGCCGCTCTATGGCTCGTGAATTACGAGCTGGCTGTGTTACGTTTCACGTGGAACGGCGCCGCTTGGCGCGCTCCAGGACCCGGGTCGATGAATATGGATACACCTTGGAGCGGTTGATGTGGGTGTAGACGACGATGGCCCGGGTTCGGCCGCTCTTGAGTTTCTGATAATAAGTCTGGAACGGGGCGAGGACGATGCTACGATGGGGCATGATGTTACCTTCCTGTCTGATAGTCGATTTCATCCTGGGTAGCAGGACGAATGGACGTGCGGCTGCGCCAGGCATACGGGCCGCCTGACCCGAATTGAACCAGATAACGTGTCGTAGGGGTGGACGTCGAGTAGGAGCGTATTTCTACGATCTGACCGGTTCGCCGCCGTCGCCCGGTCATCTCGGTTACCCAGTTATGGAGTTGCATGCGTACCTCCTGTAATAGTGGTAGGGCCGGTCGGCCCGGGCCTGGTTACATGACCAGCAGGCCAGCACCAGGTTGGCGACGCTGAAGTTACCGCCCTGTGAGGCCGGGATGATGTGATCCATGGTGGGCGGATCGGCGGGAGCGCTGCACCAGTGGCAGACACGATCCCGCTCGATGACCCGTTGCTGGATCCTACGTTTCCGTGCGGAATTGGGCTTGGCCTTGCGCGACATGTGACCCGGCTCGTGAAGTACGAGCATCAGAACAGCACGGAGGGAAAGGTCGGTCAATGCTAATACGCTTGCCCTTGGCTCATAAGAATGAGCTTCAGTACTTCACAAAGTCCGGCGTGTCGTCGTCATACACGTCGGGCCACTCGATCGTATCGTTGCCAATATAACGTTGGAAGGCCTCGCGACACTCTTCGAGCGATGGCATGTCGATGATGGAATTCTGGCGGTCGGACAGATACCGGGCTTCCATCGGGATGTTGTCCAGCTGCGGGTTGGTATAACCGCGCTGGGCACGCTTGAATTTTGGTTTACCCACCATACGAGCGAGCTTCATGGCGAATAGAACTTCACTGGGCACCGGCACCCGTGAATAAGACTTGGCCGAATACTCGGCCCTGAATGAGGCATACAGGGCCGGTGAGCCCACCTGCGCGGGCCAGCGGTTCTCGATGGGACGTGTCGCCCAGGCCAGGAAGTCAGGCACCAGGGCACCGCACTGCAAGCGTGAATACCACCACGACTCGATGGGATCGAAGTTGATTGCCTTAAGATCGAAGTGTGCCTCGTTAGAAAGGTTGGTCCGGGGCAACTCGGAGTCGTAGTCCATGTGCAGGAGGTGGTAATGCAGGGCCGCTGGGCCGCCCTCTTTCATCTCCTTCACGACCTGTTTGACCAGGGCCGGCGGCGCCTTGCGATCCTTGAGATCGAACACGGTGAAACGGCGGTCGTCGGCCTCGGCCGGGGCCGCATGAGGCTCGTTGGAAGTCAATATGAGGCGCAGGTAGTTCCTGACTTGACGGGCATCGATGCCCTTGGACTCAAACATGCGGAACTCGTCCGTGATGAGTGACTTGATGACGCCCCGGTGCTTCTTCTCTCCCCCGTAAAGGGCCTCCTCGGAATGTAACAGAAGGGTCGACCCCAGGTGTTGGTTGAACCGGCCGAAGATATGCTCATCGTTGGTGACCACGGTATAGGAGGCACCGAGGATGCGGCCAAAGTAATCTGTGAACAGGGACTTGCCAGCGCCCTGGCGCCCGATGATGACCGGAGCGGTGTATGGCTTGTGGCGCGGCTCGCGGACGATGTTGGCGAACCAGTTCAAGAGCCACTTGAATAAGGACGGATCCGAGCCGCAAATAACTTCGTCAAGTAGTGTGAGCCAGGCCTTGCAAGAGCCCTCCTGGGGCTTCTCGGCCCAGCCGGTCCAGAGATTTAGGACGGTCGGGAGGTCGTCCTCGCCCGGCATGAAATCGACCCGGCGGTAGGCCTTGCGCTTCGGCGAGGCCAACCAGCGGCGGGCGCGCGAGACGGGCTTGTCGTCGATGGTATCGTAATCGACGGCCTGAATATTGAGAAAGTCCTCCTTGGGCATGAAGACGGGAGGATTTGATGATGGGACATCAGTGTCCACGACCCTGAATTTGCCATCCAAAGACACGACGGCGAAGCGCTCGTTGTACTCATCGAGATATATGCTCTCCTGCCCTCCGGACCACTCCACGAGGCGGTCGACCACACGATCGTCGGCGAGTAGCTTGCGGAGCGCACGGGCTCCGGTGACCTTCGCCCCGCGCTCCGCGCGGGCATACGTGAGACGGATGGTGGCGAGCCGGGTGCGGTCGTCGTCACCAGTGAGATCCATGACGGATTTGATGATGGTTTGGGTCTTATCCTCGGGCCACGCGAGGCGGTGAAAAAATCCGGCCAGATGCTTACAGGCCTCATTGCGCTGGCCAGGAGACCAGACGTGGCGGGCGATCAGGGTAGCGGTGGCAATGAACTGGATGGCATCGAGAAGGACGGTGGATGAAATGGAAGGAACGTCAGGGAAGGGGGTCTTGAGCCATGAAATAGGCTCGCCCTCAGGGTGCACTGAGCCAGGCATCATGGTCTGATGACCACCATCCGCGCGCATCTCGATGATGGTCGAACGGGTGATGGGGTCGAGAAGCGCGCGCTTCGGCAACTCGGGCTCGGTGACCTGATATAGGTAATGAGAAGCGGGAGCGGACGGACGACCAAAGATGGCCGGCGTGGGAGGCAGGAAGGAGGAAGCGAGGATACGGGCTTCCTTACAATCGAGATCTACGTCAACGGGACCTTTGGAGAGAGGGCCAAGGAGTAGGCCGACGTTGAGATCTTGACTCTGGCGCCAGAAGGAGTCTTCGGGCGGTGAATAATTAGAAAGAACATAGTCGCGTGAAATGGCGGCCTTACTGCGAGGGTGGAGCGGGACGGGACGGAAACCGTGCCGACGAGCCCAAGCGATGGTATTCTGAATTGGAGACGTGGAGGTGACAGACATGTGGAGTGTGCTCCGGTGGATGGGTGAAGGGTGAGTTGACAGGGGTGGCGAGATGTGGTATGTTAGGGGTGAGTTCGCAGAACCGTAAATAATACGTCGAGGAGTACAGCACGCCGGAGTCCAGTAGGTCAAATCTAACATCAAGGTACTAGACTCTAGCATGCAAGTTGTCGAATTGTAGAGAGATCGGAAGTTGGCCCCGCGATCGCGGGGCCCGACTTGCGCTACAATCGTCCGAATCGAAAGTTTTTTAGTCGAATTTTCGGACAAAACACATCGGTTTTTCCTTTTTAAATAAAAATCTTAGAAGATTTTAAAGGTTGTAGAGGAAGGTTTCTCTGGGATAGTTGACACGATCGAGAAGCTGAAATTCAGAGTCAAAATACAGTTTTCCCTCCTCCCTAGACGTAGATACGCATAGATTCTAGAGTCAATTAGCGAGACCCGCGACACTCTGCCACACTGGACAGCTTCTCCGTCACTTGGTACGGTATACGCGCCAAGAGATGGAGAGTGAGGTATGCCAGACGGTCCGTATAGGGATAATTTGGTTAGGACGCCGGAAAGGGAGGATCGTTTCTTCGAATCACTTGCCGCGGGCAATTCTGTACGGTTAGCGTGTCTAGCGGCAGGGTTCAATCCAAAAAGGATCTACCAATACCGGTACAACTACCCGTACTTCGATCAAAAGTGGAATGACGCGGTACGCGCGGCCCAGGTCAATAAATAGGAGGGATATATGTCAAAACGATGGGCGACGAGGGACAAAGACCAGGATAAGGTATTCTTCGACCTGTTAAGAAATACCGGTAATATACGGGCCGCGTGTCGAGCGTCTGGGTATGAATATATGCAGGTATACTATTATAAAAGAATATCTCCGATGTTTGAACGACAATGGAATGAGGCCTTAAATCATGCTTGGTCTAGTGGTTATTCCCATAACCGGCGTAGGTCGGCATATGGTCCGATGCCAAGTAAACCAGGCGAAGTTGATGAAATTATACGAAGGGTCTCGATAGGCCCGACGAAGGGCCGCGCGCCTCGAGACCTAGGTAGATAGCGGCGAGACTCGCGACGGGCGTCGGAAGTACCAAGGAAGCCCGTCGCGGGCCTATCGGCAGGCGAACTAGGTCTCGAGGCGAGCGGCCCGGGCCCAGCGACCCTACCCTCTGCGTATAATATCCCACCCTCTGCGTATAATATCCCACCCTCTGCGTATAATCTCAGCGTATAATATCCCACCCTCTGCGTATAATATCCCACCCTCTGCGTATAATCTCAGCGTATAATATCCCATGCGTATAATCCCCGGTTGCTGTGACATGCTTGCCACATGTTGCTGGCTTGCCACACTGTTGCAGCCTTGTAACATGGCAGCCTTGTAACGTGGCAGCTTTGCCACAGGTGTTGCTTTCCTGCAACAGTGTGGCAAGCCAGCAACACCTGTTGCTTTCCTGCAACAGTGTGGCAAGCCAGCAACACCTGTTGCTTTCCTGCAACAGTGTGGCAAGCCAGCAACACCTGTTGCAGCCTTGTAACAACAATCGTAGATTGACGCACCTCGCGCCCAGCCTCCTCCGGTTGCCTGGCCCGGGACACACCAGGCAGGCCAACCACCCCAGCACATCACGGCCGCGCTGTCAAGCCCCATTCTGTTCGCCGTGTGCGCCAGCACACATGACGCACACGCGGGGCGCTGGGGATGCTTGACGGCTGCTCGCGGCTGTGGTAATGTTGGTCACTGGCCGCAGCGGCCACAGATAGGAGACACCCCGATGCAGACCCAGACGCCCCGCGACGTTGCAGACGCCCACCGCGCCCTCGCCGACGAGGCCTACGAGCAGGCCGCACAAGCTCTCCTCCGCGGCCGGCGCGCCGAGGCCCGCGGCTTCCAGGCCGTGATCCGCGCCCACGAGGCCGTCGCCGAAGCCAACGAGAGCGCCATCCACACCGTGGAGTACGCCGCCCACACCGAGGCAGTCGCCGGCAGCCCGCGTGGCCTCGACCACGTGTGGGCCGCGTCGGCCCACGAGGCCGCAGCCCGCACCCACGAGGCCGCGGCGCGGGCCATCACCGCGCGCCGCGGGCGTGGCACCGCGCAGGCCGCGACGGACGCGGCCGATCAGGCCACCGTGGCGGCTGGAGAGGCCACCGGTGCCGTGGGTGGAGACATCCCGGAGGCCGCCTTCGCGGACGCCGCGGCCGCCACGGCGTGCGAGGCGCCCATCCGGAGCCGCGCGGCAGCGCACCGCGAGGCCGCCGTCCAGCACCGCGCAGCCGCCGTCGCGCACCGCGAGGCCGGCCGGGCACGCGACGCCGCGCAGCGTTCCACGTGAAACACGCGGGGTGCGGCGTCCTGTCGCACCCCCTCCCCCTTGACGCCCCCGCGGGGGCGTGGTATTGTTGGTCACTGGCAGCCCGCCAGCAGATAGGAGACGACGATGGCAATGACCCTGTTCCTCGTGCGCGAGAGCACCGATAGCGCTGGCGAGCGCACCGGCGATCGTGAGTGCGCCCTCGAGAACTTTGTGTGGGCCACCGATCCCCGCGAGGCCGCGCGGCTGGTGGTCCGGTACTGGGACGATCAGGACCCCGAGTTCGGCGCCTCCCTGGCCGAATGGGAGATTACGGAGATTTCGACCGTCGTCCCGGATAGGCCCGGCGTAGTTGACAACCCCGAGGAGTATGTCGGGGCGTTCCGCGCCTGCGAGCTGTGAGGCCCGCCCCGGGGTGCGGCGTCTTGTCGCACCCCCTCCCCCTTGACGCCCCCGCGCTCCCGTGGTAAAGTACACCCATGGCCGCAGCGGCCACAGATAGGAGACAGTCCGATGTTCACGATCCACGGCACCCCGTCCCGCGGCGACACCTTCGTCATGCGGCGCGCATATCCCACCCTCGAGGACGCCATCGCGGGCGTGCACGCCGAGATTGCAACCTATGCCGAGGAGTGCGGCGGCTCGTACGACCGCGAGGCTGGCTTGGTCTTCCTGCCGGGCACCGGGGAGGACTACTGGGAGGTCACGACTCTCGACATGCGGGACGACCCCATGGCCAACCGCGATCGGGCCGTGACCTCGTGCTACCAGGTCGACACGGGCGATTGCACGTACGACGTGTACGAGCACGCCTTCTGACCCGCGCCGGGGGTGCGGCGATCTGTCGCACCCCATCCCCCTTGACGCCCCCGCGCTCCCGTGGTAAAGTACCCGGGTCGCAGATAGGAGACATCACGATGAACACCCCAGTCACTGCCCTCGAGGCCACTCTCGAGGCGCTTGTCGACCGCCACGGCTTGCGCGCCGTGGTCGAGGCGCTCGGCCAGGTTTGCTCGGACAAGGCCGACCACATCGCTGAGAACTGGGCGGATATGGCGCTCGCCAAGACCTGGGACCGCGAGGCGCGCGTCCTGATCCGCGCGGCCCGCGAGGTCCGCGTCTGACCCGGGGGCCGCGGCCCCCACCCCGTTCCACGTGAAACAGATAGGAGATAGGACAGTGTTCCTACACTATATCGTCGACGATGCTGGCACGATCTTTAGCAGCGATCACCCCGATCGCTATCTAAGCTTCAGCCCTTCCGAGTGTGTGTTCATGGTACCCGGCACGATCGAGTGGCCTGGTTACATCCCGGCTCCGGATGGGTTTTACCGCTCATATTGGCTGCCTCGGGGTACTTGACAGCCACTCTCCGGTGTGGTATTATTCAGGAGTCGGGGCAGCCCGCCCCGGCCAGACATAGGGAGACAGGACCATGGCCGCCATTCGCAAGTTCACGTTGCAGCGCGAGCGCCTCAACTCGCAGGGGTACGACTCGTGCGGTTGCTACTGGGGAGTGGGCAGCCCGCTCTACTGGTACGCCACGGACGACGGAGAGATCAGCCGCCACATCCGCGCCCGGGACCGTAAGCACGCCAAGGCCGTCGTGCGCGCCATGCACGAGAATATGGACGTGCGCTTCTACCGGTGACACGAATCGGGGGCCGCGCAACCCGCGGCCCCCGTCCTGTGCGTACAATCTCAGCGTACAATCTCAGCGTACAATCTCAGCGTACAATCTCAGCGTATAATATCCTGCTCTCAGCGTATAATCCCCGGTTGCTGTGGCAAACCGGCAACGTGTCTTGCTTGCAACATGGCAGGCTTGCCACACTGTGGCAACCTTGTTGTAACGTGGCAAGGCTGCAACAGCAATCGTGAGTTTATGCGCCTCGCGCCCGGCTGCTTCTGGTTGCCTGCCCCCTGGCCCGGGACGCAGGACACCAGCCCAGCACGCCGCGGTCGCGCTGTCAAGCCCCCTCTTGTCCGTCGTGTGCGCCAGCGCACACCGCGCGCACGCGGGGCGCCGGGGGTCCTTGACGGCCGCCCCGGGCCGTGGTACAAAGGAAGGGAGGGCGGCACCCCGCCGCCCGGCTCCCGAGGAGGACACCCCGTGCCGACCACCACCGCCCGCGAACAGAGCACCAACGCCCGCGCCGCCCGCGAGGCCGCCGCAGCAGCCCGCGCCCGCGGCGACGAGGCCGCCGCCTGCACCGAGGAGGCCGCCGCGCGCGCCCACGAGGCCGCCCGCGACGCGGCCGACGCGGCCAAGGACGCCAAGGCGAGCCGCCGCGCGGCCCGGGCCGCCGCCCGCCGCGCCGAGGCCAACGAGGCCGCCGCGCGCGCCCACAAGGCCGCAGCCCGCGCCCACGAGGCCGCAGCCCGCGCGGCCGACCACGACGCCGAGCAGCCCGGCAGCCACGAGGAGGGCAACGATGAGAACGCGGGCGCGACCAGCGACGAGGCCACAGGCAGCGCGGACGAGGCCACGAAGGCGGCCACCGAGGCCACCAAGGCGGCCGACCCGACCGCCGCCCCGGACGAGGACGAGACGGCCAGCGCCGCCCAGGCCGCGGCCGGGGAGGCCGAAAGGGCCGCCGAGACCGGCCAGGACGAGCGCGCGGAGGCGCACCGCGAGGCAGCCGAATGGCACCGCGCGGCAGCCGAATGGCACCGGGAGGCCGCCAGAGCCGCGCGCCGGGCCGAATAGCGCACAACCGGGGGCCGCAACCGCGCGGCCCCCGCCCCCGGACACAACCGGGCCGCAACCGCGCGGCCCCCGCCGTCCCGCCCCCGGGGTGCGGCGTCCTGTCGCACCCCGGGGTCCTTGACGGCCGCCCCGGGCCGTGGTACAAAGGGAGACCGGACGCGCCCCGCGCCGGCCCGATAGGAGACAGACCCCATGATCAACCACACCGCCATCGCCGCAGCCCACGACGCAGCCGCCGAGGCCCACGAGGCCGCCGTCACGGGCGACGGCACCACCGAGGCCGCCACCGCGGCCACCCGCGCCGCCACCGAGACGCAACGCGCCGCCGGCGTGGACCGGCAGTGGAACGCCGAATGGGCGGAGCGCACAGCCGCACGCGCAGCGGGCGCCATCGATCCGGGCGAGCGCGCCAGGGCGCACCGGGGCGCCGCCGCGTGGCACCAGGGCGCCGCCGCGTGGCATCGTCGCGAGGCGGACGGCACCCACGCCGCCGCGCGGCTGGTCCCGGATGCCCCGCTCGTCGGCAGCCGCCGCATGAGCGAGCCGCGCCGCCGGCGTTCCACGTGAAACACGCGGGGTGCGGCGTCCTGTCGCACCCCCTCCCCCTTGACGCGCCTGCGTCGGCGTGGTATTGTTGTTCGTCGCAGATAGGAGACATCCCGTGGTCCGCTCTTTCCTCGTCCTTCGCGTCCTCGTCGCCCCGTGGTCCGTCCTCCCCGCTCCGGTGTGGGCGCTGGTGGCCTCCCCTGCCCTCCGGTGGGCCTTGGGCTCTGGCCCTTGGTTCGTGTGGCCCGTGGGTGCGGCCCGCGTCCCGTGGCGCGCCTCCTTCTGGTGCGTCTCTCTGCCTGATTTCGCCCGGTACGCCTCGTGGGCGCGTCTGGACCCCTTCTTCCCGTGCTCGTGGCCCGTTGCGGTCGTCTGGGTGCTCCGCCATTGGGCCTTCTGCCGGGCGCTGGACGCCGATGGGGCGCTCTGATCCGCGGCCGGGGGTGCGGCGTCCTGTCGCACCCCCTCCCCCTTGACGCGCCTGCGTCGGCGTGGTATGGTTGTCGGGTCGAGGGCAGCCCGCCCCGATCCCGCCATAAAGGAGCCCACCAATGCCGACCACCACCCCCGCCGAGACCGCCCGCGCTGACGCAGCCGCCCGAGTCGAGGCCGCCGCCCGCGCCGGCCTCCTGCACGCCCTCCGGGCCGAGTACGCAGACGCAGCCCGGCGCGCCGGGCGCCGCGCCTCCGCCGCCGTCCGCCGCGCTCGCCGGGACGGCTGGGCCCGCCTCGCGTCCTGACAGCAGGCCGGGGGCCGCGCGTCCCGCGGCCCCCATACCACCACCAGTAGTACGTATGGGGGGTCCGCGGGCATGGGCGGCTCCGAGGGTCGATATAGCGTTTTCCGAAAAAAACAAAACCCGGCCCATTATTCTTTACCAATGATTTACCGTCGCGCGTCCTTCGTCCTTTCACCCGCGTCTCATGATTTACTGCCCCCGTCCTTCCTCCTTCGTCCTTTCTCCCGCGTCTCATGATTTACTGCCCCCGTCCCGCGTCCTTTCTCCCGCCTCCTGTTCACCTTGACTTATTCAGGCCTCCATGTTCAGATCCCCCAGCGTCCCGCGGTGAGGGTCCTGGAGCCGGTGGCGACGGCCGGCTCGTCCCGTTGGGCCTGACCTTCTAACTCCGCTCGCCTGGATCCGCGGGACGCCCCCTCATCCTTGACCCGTCTTTGATCTTGTTCAATCCTATGTCACTATGATCTATTTATAGTCATGAATATTCCGTTCCCCGCTCCTACCCTGATTTTCAAGAAGACGCCGGAGAATGTCGCCCGGCTCATCTCTGCTCTTCAGCAGGGGAAATCTGTTTCAATGGCCTGCCGGGTCGCTGGTATTCATCCCACGACCGCCTATAACTGGAAGCGTAACGATCCGGCTTTCGCCGAGTCCTGGGAAATGGCCATCGAAGAGGGCATCGACGCCCTCGAGGACGAGGCCTTGCGCCGTGCCGTAGGAGGCGTCGAGCGTCCCGTATTCAAGGACGGAGAGTTGGTGGGTCACACGACCCAGTACTCCGACCAGCTTCTCATGTTTCTCCTCAAGGGGCGACGCCCGACCCGCTATCGTGATCGCATGGCGATCGGAGGCGACGAGGAGGCCCCGCCCGTAAGGATCGAGAATGCACCAGCCCGAGAAATACTCGCAGGCCGAATACTTCAGCTCACTGCCCGCCGAGGAGAGGCAGAGGGTTCTGGAGGGGCTGACGGAGGAGGAAGCTGAAGAGCTTCTCTGGGACTGGCGCTTCTGGGCACGCCCCAAGCAGCTTCCTCCGCCGGGGGAATGGTCAACCTGGGTCCTGCGCGCCGGCCGCGGGTTTGGCAAGACCCGTTCCGGGGCCGGCTGGGTTCACGAGCGGGCCATGGCCTGGCCATCCCGGTGGATTGCACTGTGTGCCCGCACCCCGTCTGACGCCCGAGATTACATGATTGAGGGACCGGGCGGCCTACTCAAGAACACCCCGCCCTCGGCCCGCCCATCCTACGAGCCCACCAAGAAGCGCTTGACCTGGCCCAACGGGTCCTGGGCGACCATTTATTCAGATGACGAGCCTGACCAGCTTCGGGGTTATTCAGGGGACACCGCGTGGCTCGACGAGTTCGCCAAATTCAGGAATCCCGAGGATGTCTGGGACAACCTCCAGTTCGGTATGCGCGAGGCCTCGAATGATCGCCCGCGGCGCCTGATTACGACCACACCGCGACCTATACCTATCCTGATTCGCCTCGAGAAATTGCCCACCACCGTCGTGGTCACCGGGACCAGTCACGAGAATAAGGCAAATCTTGACGCGTCTTGGTATAAGGATACTATTTCAGCCTACGAAGGGACGCGCATCGGCCGACAAGAGATCATGGCCGAGATCTTGGATGACGTACCGGGCGCCCTATGGACCCGCGGGATGCTGGACAAGGCCTTCATGCCGCTCAGTGCACCCCTCCCCGACATGTCACGCGTTGTCGTGGCGGTTGATCCATCCGGAACCAAGGGAGATGGACATGGCGATAGTGTGGGCATCGTGGTGGCTGGGCTGGGGGTCGACGGTCTTGGATATGTACTGGCAGACCGTACCTGTAATCTGTCGCCATCTCAGTGGGCTCGGCGCGCCGTCGAGGCGTATCGCGACTTCGCAGCGGACCGAATCGTTGCAGAACGTAATTTTGGTGGAGGGATGGTCGAAGGACTCATCCGCACCGTGGATCCGAGAGTATCGTACAAGGACGTGAATGCGTCCCGGGGCAAGGTGCAGCGCGCCGAGCCCGTCGCCGCATTATATGAGCAGAACCGCGTGTTCCACGTCGGGGGATTCCCCGAACTGGAAGACCAGCTGTGCGCCTTCGCCCCCGACGGTTACATGGGGCAAGGATCCCCTGACCGCGCAGATGCCTGTGTTTGGGCCTTGACGGAGTTGATGGTCGAGAAGCGCGCGCCGGAAGCAGCGTCCCGAACCGCACGGGTGAATTGAGCAATGCTAAACGGAGTTTAGCCGGATGCTCGACCGTGGAGCCACGATCGCCTACACCTTCCTGGCCGGGGTTGGCCTGTTATGTATCGCGACCGGAGCGCTACTCGCGTGGCTCGCCTGCTGACTAAGTCAAGGGGTGAACTGATGAAGACTACTACCAGTTTCAAAATGTGTCATCACATCGAGCGCACCAGCCCCAAGGGCAAGGGGCAGAAGTTCATCGGGACCTGCCGCCTGTGCGGTGCCACGGGTCTCACTTTCGAAGATGCCGCGAAGCCCTGCCCGAATCCGCGGGGGCTCACCCCCGACGAGTCCCTCCTCGAAGCCATCGATCCGCCCCCGTCGCTAGCCAGGGTTCACTGACATGAACATAGGGCCTCTGATCTTATTCAGGCGTGTTACCTGCAACCACGAACCCTCCAGCCAGATCTTGATCGCCGCGTGGCACTGGCCCAGTTCAATTACTTGGAGTTGGAGACTGGCCTGGCACCCACACAGTTACAGTGTAATGCTAGGTCGTTACCGTATGGGGTCACATATGGGGTGGAACACGCGCCGCCTGGGGGACTGGTCACTGACGTTCCAGCGTCCGATATGGAGGACAATATGAACATAGGTGGCCTACATTTCCTCGAGCGCACCAGCGCCGGCGACCTGAACCTCATCTACTGGCACAACCCGCGCCGCATCGTCTGGGGATGGGTCGTGTCATGGGAACGTAGCGAGTCTTACTGGTTATGGCCCTGGCTCAGTCTGTCCTATATACCCGGTTTTCAGCCCCAGGTCGTCCTGGTTATATTCAGGAGGCGCGCCCTGCGCCTGACCTGGCAACCGTTCGCCCTGGGTAATGATGGCGCCCGATATAATAGGAGACCCTTCATATGACCCGAACTCGAGCAACCCTCTGGTGGCGCATGACCAAGGAGGCTCCAATCCTATGGTGGTACGCCGGGTATCGTCTGCGGTGCTTCGTGGATGACATCTGCTACCTGATCGCCCGTTGCCTGCCGCGCCAGGTACGCCGCTGGGTCGTCGTCAACGCCATGGCCGATGCCACCACGGGTCAATATTCACATGTCGAGGTGTCTAATGTTACGTTTCCCGAATTGATGGATCGGATGAAATGACATGGCCCTATTAGCTGCGATCAGCGAGATCATAGCCTCCTCGGACGATTCCGACTCGCCCGCCCTATATTCACCGGCGCGCGCCGCGCAGTGCGGGGCCTACGACATGATCGAGGCCGTCCTCGCGGGCGCGGCCTCGATCCGCGCTGCCGCGACGCGTTACCTGCCCCAGTACCCGGCCGAGGGGTATGACGAATATTACCGGCGCCTGAACTCCGCCCCGTGGCGTCCCGAGTTCGAGGATTCACTGCGCGGGATTGCCTCCAAGCCCTTCTCCAAGCCCGTCTCATTACAGGGTACCCCGTCCCCGAATATCAAGGCGTTCGCCGAGGACGTCGATACCCTCGGTAATGACTTGCATAACTTTGCCCGGTCCGTGTTCTGGAACGGGATCGGGTTCGGCATGCATGGAATCCTGGTCGACCATCCCGATATGAAGTACCCGATGTCAGCCTACGACGAGCGCGTGTCCGGGGCGCGCCCGTACTGGTGTCATATTACGGCCCCCGATATCCTGGATCTGCGCACCGCGCTGGTCGGTGGCCAGACGGTCGTGAATTACGTTCGATTCAGGCAATGGGACGAGCGGCCCAAAGGGCGGTTCGGTTCAGAGCAGGTCGAGCAGATCAAGATCCTCACCCCCGGTGCCTGGGAACTGTGGGAGAAGGATAAGGACTCCAAGTGGTTTCTGGTCAATCAAGGTAAGATCGCATTACCTGTAATACCGCTCGCCCTGTTCTACACCGGGCGCCGCGTCGGTCCGTCCCACCCCCGTCCGCCGCTCACCGATCTGGCCGACATGCAACTAGAGTTGTATCGGGCCCTGTCACGGGAGGACGAGGTCCTGACCTATGCCGGCAGCCCGATGCTCACCGCGAACGGGATGGCGGCGCCGTCGAAGGGCGTGATCGAGATCGGGCCGAAGCGAATCCTGTTCGCTCCTAGTTCAGGGGGCCTAGGTAATACGAGTTGGGCCTTTATTCAGCCCGATGCCGCCAATCTGGCCGAGATCCGGGCCAAGGTGGAGTCGATCATCAATGATATGCGCCGACTCGGATTACAGCCGCTCATGCCACGCTCAGGGGATGTGGCGGCCACGATCGGGGCCCTCGAGGCCGCTAAAGCCCATTCGGCGGCCGAAGCGTGGGCCAACGGGCTCAAGGATGCCCTCGAGCAGGCCCTCGTATTCACGGCCCCGTGGTATAACGAGCCCACGACCGTCGAGGTTGCGGTTCATACTGACTTCGGGGTTGACCTCGAAGGAGGCACCGACATGGATGCCCTCCTGGCAGCGCGCGAGGCTGGTGAGATTAGTCGCGAGACGTATTGGGATGAACTTTTACGCCGCGGGAGGCTTGGGCCGCAATTCGACCCGAAGCAGGAAGCTACCAGGCTCCAACAGGAAGAGCAGGAATCCGCCAAGAAGGCGGCTGACCTGGCCAAACTGGGCCCAGCGCCGGCCGTTCCGGGCACACCGGGTACTCCCCCAATGTCGCGGCCCCCGACTGATGCATCCAAACCTCCGACCGCGGTGAACTGAGGCGCACAAGCGTCGACGGGCCACGCGTCCTGCGGCCCGTCGGTTACCTTATTCATATTACTGGGCAAGAACCTCCTCGCGCCCTGCCCGCAACATCTGGAACCAGGGGTCGTTGGCCTCACGCTCCTGCTCGATCTGGTCCTCGACCCACTCCTGGGCAGTGGGAGTCTCGGCGGCCCGGAGCCAGGCCTGCTCGGCGTATTGCTCAGCGCGGGCCTCTTCGTCTTCTGCCTTCCACTGAGCTTCGAGACCGGCGCGGACCGCGGCGAGTGCATCTTTGGGGGACGCCGAACGCAGGACCTTGGATAGGGGGACGGATACGTAACCGCAGGCGTCATCGTTATCTGAGCCAAATACCCAGCGGCCCGTAGCCTTATCCCAGGACAGAGTACCGAAGGGAACTGAATAATCGGCCATGTAGAGCGACCAGCACAGCCAACCGGTGAGACGGGCGACGAGATCGATCTGGGTCATTGGATGTCTCCTATGTGGCGGTCTGAAATCGACCGTGGAGATACTTTACCACACAGGACTAATAAAGTAAATGTGGTCGGGTGTCGCAGTAGTCGACATATGTGGTCAGGTCAGATGTTCATGGGAATGAGCCGTAAGCTCGTTCTTCACGAGCCGTAATATCTTCCGTAAAGTGCCGGCGGTACAGTAAAATGCCCGCGAATTAGGTGTTGATGCCTAATTCAATCGGCCCGTGACGGGCCAGGGTAAGCCGAGAGGGCAATATGGGTCTGAAATACGTCGTGGAATCTCTGGAGCAGGTCGAAGAGGCATCCCGCCCCCTATACGTCGAGAAGGACGGCAAGTTCTACCTGGACGTCGAGGGGCTCGAGGACACCGAAGACCTGAAGAGAAGTCTTCGCGACGCCAACAAGGAAGCGGCCGAGCGCCGGAGGCTTCTGGAAGGGTGGAAGAAGGTCGGTAAGACGCCGGATGAGATTCAGGAACTCTTGGAGGCTCACCGCGTTGCCGAGGAAGAGAAGCACAAGAAGGCCGGAGATTGGGACAAGCTCCGGGAACAGATGAACGAGGCGCACGCGAAGGCGCTGAAAGAAAAGGACGCCGCCCTCGACAAGATGAAGGCGTCCCTGGAGAATCACCTGGTCGTGGCGGAGGCCACGCGGGCACTGTCCGAGGCCAAGGGTTCTCCGGCATTACTGTTACCCCACGTCCGGGCCAGCGTCCGGGTCGTGGAGAAAGACGGGCAGTTCGGGGTCCAAGTGGTTGATGCCAAAGGTGATCTTAGGGTCAACTCCAAGGGCGATCCGATTTCAATTCCCGACTTGGTCAGCGAGATGCGCGAGTCGGAGGTTTTCGGTCGGGCCTTTGATGGCAGCGGCCGATCGGGCAGCGGGACGCCGCCCAACGCAGGTGCCGGGAGATCCGGTGGTAATCGCACCATGAACCGCGCGGATTTCGACAAGCTCGACCCCGTGGCCCAGATGAAGGCCATGACGGGGCCAGAGACTGAGCGGATTACCGTCGTGGACTAAGGCGGCAGACTGCCGCTGATGCAACCACCGGGCCTGAAAGCTCATTCAGATGAGCCCAACAGCCCATTCGGATTGATTTGAAAGGGCTGTTGCAATGGCCAATACGATCACCGCGGTTCTGCCGAGCATCTTCGCCGGCCTGCGAGAAGTTTCCCGCGAACTGATCGGGATGATCCCGGCCATGCAGCGGGATGCCACCATGGAGCGGGCTGCCGTTGGCCAGAGCGTCACGGTCCCCGTGGTGCCGGCCGCAACCGGTGGCAACATCACGCCGGCCGCCACGCCTCCGGATGACGGCGACGCGGTCCTCACGACCCTGAACGTCTCGATCACCAAGTCCAAGTATTCCCCGGTTCGGTGGAATGGCGAGGAGCAGGTCGCGGTCGGGCCGACGGGTCAATACAACCGGATCCTGTCGCAGCAGTTCACCGAAGCGTTCCGGTGGCTCGCGAACCAGGTCGAGTCCGATTCGATTACGGCCGCCTACAAGGGCGCCTCCCGTGCCTACGGCACCGCTGCCCAGACCCCGTTCGGAACGGCCGCCGACACGACCGACTTCGCCGGCATCAACCGCATTCTCGACGAGAACGGCGCGCCGCAGGGTGGCCGCATGCTGGTCGTGGGTGGCGCGGCCCGGTTCAACCTCGAAGGCAAGCAGTCCGAACTGTTCAAGGTCAACGAGGCCGGGACGGATGACCTGCTGCGCCGACGCGTCATGCGCGAGTTGTTCGGCTTCGGGATCGGTTATTCGGCGGGCGTCGGCACGGTCACCAAGGGGACCGGTTCCGG